TAGGCTCCATTCCGGTAATGGGGAAAGTGGTTGGCGTTGCTGTGGGAGTGCTAAGCGGACCTGCGGCGGGTGTGATTCTGAAAGCAACCGCAACGATCCCTGTCCGGAGTAAGGGAACGCCTACGATTTGGGACAGTGGTAAGGGGAGCGGAGTTCATCCGCTAAAATACTTGGCGGGTTTGGCCACGCAAGGGTTGATTAGCCTACACGAGCATGAGAAAGCTAAACAAGCCTATTATAACAAGTGGATTCTGGGGAAAGTGTATACGAGTGCACGTCATATAGCTCATTCCGGCAGCACATTGGAACTGGTACAGAACCTGCTTAAAGAATCGAATGCCATGGTTCATGCGTATCAGCAGGTACCGGAAGAAGTAAGAAAACGCTGGAGAGCCAATTACGATAGACACATGGCCCAACAGTTGAAGCCAAAGCAAGAAGAGAAATCTCAGTCGTGGTGGAACCGAGCATTAGATTATATGGGTGAGGGTTATACAACGAACGCACAACTACAGTTAGAAGAAGGCCGGGTTGTCCGTGAAACGGCATGGGATGTTACTCAAGGAGCATATCAAGCTGGTTTAAGAAGTGAATCACATGGTAAACATCAAATTGACTACAGCCCAAAACACCCGATTGCAGGTAAATCAGGTGAAGTCATTGGAGATGTGTTCAGCACTATAGCTGGGGTTGGAGAGATGATGTTTGGTATGGGGGGAGAACTTGGTGGCTTTCTCCTTGATTCAACGGCCGTTTTGTCTCCGGCTGGTGTGTTGGTGAATGTTGCATCTGCTGGTATAGTTTATCATGGAGGTGGTATGACCTATCATGGGGCGTCAAATGCAGGAGGAGATTCTGCTGAGCTTTGGAAAATGATTAAGGAAAAAAATAAGCAAGGTTCAACACCTCCTAAGCCGAGCAAACCAAAGGAGAAACCTCCCAAAACTGAGAGACCTGATAAACCTAATTCTCAAAAACCAGACGGGAACACTGATAAACCATTTGACGAAAATGGTAGCTTGAAATCCAATATTAAATATAAAGCTGGCGAATATGATTATTCATACGAAACTGATGGATTAGGAAGATTAAATAAGTTTGAGACTGATAATTTACAATTAACAAAAAGAGAGAGCAGACTTGACCATAATCCCAAGACACCTGGTAAAAAGAGTGGGGATCATGCAGGTCATCTAGCTGGAGATAGATTCGGAGGCTCGCCAGAGTTAGACAATTTAGTTTCTCAGTCTAGAAAGGTAAACTTAAGTCAATATAAAAAAATTGAAAACCAATGGGCAAAGGCGTTAAAAGACGGTAAAGAGGTAAAAGTTAAAGTAGATATCGAATATGAAGGAGATAGTTTGAGACCTTCTAAATTTAATGTACAATATGAGATAGATGGAAAATTCACAGAGAGAAGCATCCTAAACTAGGAGAGATTTATATGACCAAAATATTTGAAGATTTTTTTAGCGAGCTACAAGCTGATATGGTTTCCATTTGTTTGGAATATGTTAGTGATAGAGCAGATAAAATATATATTTATTGCTCATATGAAGAAGGAATGATTTCTAGCGACTTTTTTTATTGTATAAATAACAAAGTTGTTGAGAGACATAAACTTAATGATGTATTAAGTAGTGCAGAAAAAGACGTTTTTGTATATGACGTATCTGTAGAAAGACAACGTGGAGTTATAAAAATAATAAACAATGATATTGAGGAAATTTTTCATTTATGCAAAAAACACGGACGTGAGATGCCTACAGAAATGAAAATAATTTATGATGTTAAATTAAACAAGTTAACAGCTAATTACAACTATGAATTAGTACACACTAATCATCCGGTTAAAACTGCAGATGATATTTCAATGGAATGGTTTGAACAAATTCAAGCAGAAAAAAGTTATTAAAGTAATTTAAATGCTTTACTAACAGATCAAACACTAACTGATTCAAGCACTCGATAAACTTACAAAAGCTCATTCCAACTTGTTTTATTAATAGGGATGAGCTTTTATTCCACGCAAAACAATGACTTGCCATCCCTCCCCATCAGAGTTAACATACACACACTCAAACCACGGGAGGGAAAATGCGCTATGTCAAATTGGCCAGATTGGCTTCTCGAAGCATTACGACGGCGGTTTTATCAACAACATGATTTAAACGTAGCAGAGTGTCTACAAGCTCCATCAAACTCTATACCTTAAATATTTCATGACTACATTGGTCTACAATTTCGAATGATTAAAAGTAAAAACCCGCTCATTGAGCGGGTTTTCAGTGGGGAGTCGAACCCCTATTCCAAACTTTTCCTGCTATGCATTAATTGTTATTATTATTATTGCTCCTCAAGCCTTATGTATCAGACTTGAAGAGCAATTGGTTTGTTACTCATTCCCAAACAATTAAGCATTATTTCTTAATATCAACATGTAATGTTCCATTGATCGTGGTTGAATTTACTGTAGCCCCCAGAACTTCCGAAACGAATCTAAGAGGAACCATAACCCGATTTGGATATTCCGGCATATCGGGAGCACTTGGCATCATCTTTTCTTCATCATTCACGTATGCAACTTTGCTACCCACGGTTAATCGTATAATTGTACCATTCTTCGATTTAATTGTAACTTCTTGTTTAGGTCTGTTCCACGAGACAGACTCTCCCAAGCCCTCAGATATGAATTTAATAGGGACATATACTGTGTTGGTGGATCTCTCTATATACGGATTGATGTCTGTTGTCAAAGTGCTATTATTTGGATTGGAGTCTATTGCCAAAGTTTTATTATTTACAGTAACTTCAACATTATACCTATATTTAGATCCCGCATAAGCGTTCTCAACTGAGAGAGAAGAAACGAACACAAAGATAAAAGCTAAGGGCAAAATTATACGTTTTAACATAGTGTATCACCTTTCTCCATTCATCAACCAGAACCTCTTCGTTATTTTTTGGATCAACTGCCCAATAAAATGAAGTTCCAATTATTACATTAGGAATGTTATAATATTATATCTTTATCGGGCATAGAATGAGTATCTCTCAACATTATTACTGTTCGTATAATCAATTCTTCCGCCATGATTCCACACATCATCACTTAAATTGGTAACATTTTGGGGATATTTCGCACTGGCACTGTTGTTAACTAGAAAGCGCATATTATTCCAAACTGCAGATGTGAACCCATGCTTAAAAGAAGTAGTACTATTTGATACTCCATTCATAGCTATGGCAGTCACTCTCTTAACAGACCGTCCAGTCGTACCCAGTCCATTAAATTTAACCACATAAATATTGGAATAATTAATTTGCTCTCTAATGGTTAAAGTAGGCTCATCAGATTTCCCAGCATAGTAAAATACTTTGTATCCATTTATAGTAGCTCCATTATCAAATCTTTTAGATCTATAAACATAGGTGGTATCTCTTGAATTTGGCTGGCTATAGCCGTTGTCATCTCCTTCGTTGACAGTATGGAGTACCTTTGCATGGAAAACAGGATACCACCCGGCTGAGGTACTCTTAGATTTCAAGCCCTCAAATCCAACTTCCGCGACTCCATCTACCCCTGTATACATATAAGCGGCTTCATTATCAGCATCGGCATTTGCAATATCATAAGTTGGCAGGGTGATAGAATCTGCCATTACACCATTATATACGATGGACGAATTGCTTGCTGGCGTTTGAAGTCGATGAAATGCTCCCGTCTCCTTTCCAGCAGTATTGCCTCTATTCGATAAAGTAGATTGAAGAGTAATTTTATGGTCGCTCACTTTACTCTCACCCAGCTCATCGCTTTTATAAGTTGCATCGGTAACTTTCTTTTCAAATTGGTCTTTAATATCTCCTTGTTTGGAAGAAGTAGCATCAACCAGATCACCAGTTTCGTCAATATTCAATATAACCACTTCGGCATCCTGCAACTTTTCGATTTTTTGAATTGTATCCTGTTTAAGTACTCCTTTTTCCATAAGGCTATCAACAGAATGATCAAAATCTTTGTTGCTTAATGTTGATATCCCTTTTGCAGCAGCAGGAGCCTCCAGTTGGATTTCTTGCTCAATAGCGTCTTTAATATACTGGTTAAATTCATTCGACGAAGGTTCTTGCCCTTGAGCATTTGCAGCCAAGCTCGGAATGGAAACTGCCATGAGTAGAATAGAAAGAGTAATCTTTGTTTTCTTCAGCATAATGATAAACTCACTCTCCATATTTTAATGTAATGCTATAATCGAAAGCTGGCCAGCGTTTCTTCGGTTATGGAAATTTATTCATAAAAATAACTCTATGTGCATTATAGTGGATAAGATTTACAGAATCAATACTTTTATTTTTTTCTTTTATTTGTAATAAAAAAGAAATAGAACAGTTTCTGTAATTCTATTCGAAACTACTTAGTACTAGAGAGATGCCTCTATAGCAGACATCCCTTTACACAAAAACAATAACTTGCCATCCCTCCCCATCAGAGTTAACATACACACACTCAAACAACGGGAGGGAAAATACGCTATGTCAAATTGGCCAGATTGGTTTCTCGAAGCATTACGCCAGCGGTTTTATCAATTAGAACTAGCCAGTGAACAACAGGCTTCATGTTCATCAGAGGATAAAAATCTATTTACGCAAATGGATCAATTTAAAACCAACCAAAGCAAAGATATTCAACATCTGCTATCTGAATGGGAAGAAGCCATAGGCTATCAATTAAGTCAGGACAAACAATCCATGTATATGGAAGGAGTTAAAGACGGGATTCGATTGATCCTTCCCGTCATACAACCCACGAATATTCGTTAGCCCATTGATCGTATTAGCCTATAGTTCTCTAGCCCCTAAATTTATTTAACAATGATCTATTAATCTTCTATAATTTCATCTATGCTCATTCCACTTTTCAAGGTAAAAACAAAATGCGCTGGTGAGAGAATCGTGATCTTCTCCACCAACGCATTGAATAGGTTATCATCAAATTGTTTTAGTATATCTTGCCGTGAGCTTAGTACTTGAATGATTTCATCGACTCGCTCCTTGATTTTTGCTTTCTGATCCTCTTCCTCCTCTAATATCAGCATCTGTTGCCGTAGCTCGTTGAGCTCGCTGGAAAGCCTGTTCGTTTCTTCATCATATACGCTCTCATCTATCTGATTCCGTAGCTTGAGATTCACTAATTCCTTCAAGTCGGATTTCAATTGTTGCATCTTTCCTTCAATGTCCAATAGTGTTTCTTGCTCTACTCTGCTGGAAAGTACCGATACAATATTTCCTTTCAGCGTTTTAATCAATCTTTCCTTGTTCTCATACATCCGGTTGAACAATCGTACAAACGCGGAATGTAAAACTTGCTCATCAACCGATTTGGCATCACATGCTGTTTTACCCTCATTGACATACGTTTTGCACTGCCATACCACTTTTTTGGATGGGTTATTGCTATTCCAGGTTCGGCGTTTAAAAATGGCTCCACAGCATCCACAATATACTTTACTGCTCAGTGCATATTTGCTGGAGTATCTTTTACTCTCCCCCATGACATTACCTTTTAACTTGGCACGGCGTGCCTTCTCTTTTTGCACCGCTTCAAATAGTTCCTTGGATACAATAGGTTCATGGTTGTCCTCAATTAAATATTGCTGCTCCTGTCCTTTATTCCTTATTCGTTTGTGGGTTAGAAAATCTACCGTTACTGTCTTTTGCTGAAGCAAAGCTCCGTAATATTTCTCATTGGTCAGAATTAAGGTAATGGAGGAATCCCACCACGTATCACCACCCGTGACTGTTTTAATGTGATCTCGCATCAAACCTCTGGCTATCGCCTGATAGCTTTTGCCATCCAAATACTCCTCGTATATGCGCCGCACAATCTCGGCTTCCTTCTCATTAATGACCAGTTCACCATGATCATCCTTATCATAGCCAAGGAAGCGATTCGTATTGCAAAAGACTTTGCCGTTTTGGAAGCCACGCAATATTCCCCATCGGCTATTTTCAGAAATATTTCGACTCTCATCTTGGGCAAGAGAACTCAGGATGGTTAGCAATACTTCACCTGTGGTATCCAGTGTATTTATGTTCTCTCGTTCAAAGAATACAGCCACTCCGAGGCTTTTGAGTTCCCGTACATATTTCAATAAATCCAGTGTATTCCTAGCAAACCTCGAAATCGACTTGACCAGTATAAGATCCAGTTTACCGTTTCGGGCATCCTGTATCATGCGATTAAAGTGCGTTCTATTTTTAGTGCTGGTTCCGGTGATGCCTTCATCTGCGAAAATATCCGCCATTTCCCATTCCAAGTTGTTTTGAATGTATTGGGTATAATAATTGACCTGATTCGTATAGCTCTCCTTTTGCTCCTCGGAATCGGTACTGACCCGGCAATAGGCAGCGACTTTCTTCTTTTGAATAGATTGGATTCCCTCTACGATGTCCATCGTTTTAATGGGAACGACAACGACTTTTTTTGCGGTTGTGGCTTGTGCCATAGGTGTTTCTCCCTTCGATATCTTCTTTATACGGTCACATGTTATAATGCGTGCGGTACATCATCAAGTCCATTTCTGTCCAATGTTACAGCTACTTGAAAGACTTTTTATTCAGCTCATCAATCGCTATGAACTCTTCTTCTGTAATGACATTTTGTAATCTCAATTGCTTCAATAGGCTTAGACTCAGTAGATAATCAATAGATTTTCGTTGCATATGTATGTGCTCCTTTGAAATAAAAATGGCTCACCACGAAGGCAAGCCGATAGATACAAAACTTAGAATAAATTCTTAAGACTAATGTTCTTTTCTGTGGTAATGCTAGGATCGCTTACTAAAGTGGCAGTCAGTACAAGGGCTTTATTGTCCGCTCCACTACTGCTTCCAGCTTTCACCGTCACACTATTTCCTGTACTCGCTGTTATGCTTCCCATGATCGGAGTTGAACCATCTTGATTCCGTAGGCTCCATTCTACCGACTGGTTGAACACTTCAGTACCATGGTCATAAATATGACTAACGTATGAGGAGCTTTGGCCTGTTTTGAGGATGGGAATACCAGTAATGGCTATCGAATAGATATGCGTTCCCGTTTCGACAACTCTCATTTCAATCGTACTCAGTATCGTAGGGTGATATGTTAATTTTACGGTGATACTTACTTGGCCCAAAGCGATGCCCATAACCCGACCTTCCTGATCTACACTAATCACATTCGGATCACTGGATATATAGGTAATCGCCGGATTGGCTATCTCATTTCCATTATCCGTAGCAGTCACATTCAACTGTATTGTTTCGTTTAGAGGTACATGAGCTATCGTTCCCTGGTGTATATGTAATGCGTATGTATGAGCAATTTCGTACTTCCATCGGTCTGCAATGTTATTTTCCACGTCATCATAAGCTGTATTTATGCTATCTAATGTGCAGCTTAACTGGATGATGCCATTCATCGTGCGATCCATTCCAACTATTTTAAACGGCTGATGAGTCATATAAAATCGTTGACTTAACCTAATACCCCTCGTATCTGCGTTGTCCTGTACAGTAACCATAATGTTTCCATCTGGCATGGAGATAACTTTACCTGTTTCCGTTGGAAACGTTCTGGCTTCTACCACAGCATCAAACCATTTCACTTGTCCATCACAGTTTAAAGCTAGCCGTTGATTACACTTTCTCATTCTGCCTCGACAAGACTGTTTATTTCGATCCACCTGACTAGTAATTAAATAACGTTCATAACGATAATCCACGATATCACCTGTATGTAATGGTGTTCCTGCACGAATAATTTTTTCATCAGTCATTTGAATGGTATCTGTCGCATCCCAGATCAGAGCAAGCTGCTTTACACTGTTAATATGCACAAGTTCGCCTTTCTCTCGTAGGAAGAAATCAAGCATCGGCTCTAAGCTCCGTGTCATTTCTCTACCTCCAATGCAAAATCTGCCTTACAGCGATACAGGTACAACTCCATATAATCGCTCCATTTCTTCATGTCCAAAATAATAAAAACATCCTTGCCAATACGAATATAGCCGTTTAATTGCGATAAAGATTCCAATGGACAGAAAGCTGGATATGTCGTCTCTAGTATGTAACCATCTTCAAATGAAAAACTTTTGCGATAAGGTTGTACATCTGCCATCACTGACAGAACAGGGTTGAAATGAGTATCATCCAAAATTTCCAGCTTCGTATCATAGAACATTAATCTGTTCCGACCTTGATTTTAGGTAGAGGAAGAGCCAATCGAATACTTGTCGGAATGCCTGTTTCATAGTTAGCTGATCGCTCTCCCTCCTGTTTATTTATAAGTCCAACCGAATCCCTATTCTTATAAAGAAACACCGCATAATCGACCATGACATGATCATATTCCACAGGCAGTGTCGCCACATTACAATAGCCATAAATGTTACTCCTCGCTTTATTCAAATAATGGATCAGGATATCATGCTTGGATATGTCTGTTGGTTCCATGCCTAATAATCGTTTCATCAAATCCATTAGCTCACTCATGTGCTGTCTCCTGTACCTCCTTTACCTGTTCCTTCTCGGTACGCTTCATGCTCTTGGTAGCTTGAGCTTTCGTTTGGGGTACATCTTGCTCCGTCTTATCCTGTTTAGGTTCCTCTACTTGCTCATAATGTCCACTGGCCTGTAACCGCAGTATCAGCTCCTGATCTGTTACTTCCCATGTGCAGTCTGTTTCCTGATTCAAAAACCACATCTTATCACCCTCCAAAATTAAAAATACGGGATCCAAAACGGATACCCAAACGTGTTTCTTCTATTATAATGTGTTTTCATATGATCCCATTTTCAATTAAGACTTATTGGCTGTGAGTACAGCGAGAGCTTCCGGCTTGATACATTTGGCTCCAAACACTTGCAACCCTTTCACTGCATCCAAGAATTGCTTCTCTGGTCTGAAGGCTTCAACCGAATCTACTTGACCTGCAAACGAAATCGCACTCTTATGACCTGCGATGATTTTATACTTGGCTCCTGTGGTATTCGGCACATTGTTGGATTTATAAACGGTCATGCCATCGATATCTCCGACATAGCCTGTGCGAATAACATTCGGGTCTTTCGTGAAACGAGCATCCTTCAAAAGCAAGCCATAGTACCATGCGGGAACCACCACAAATCGTTCCGTTTCAGGCACATTGTTCTCATCCAATAGTACGCCTAAATCAATCAGTAAATCATACGCCGTTGAAGAAGTTGGAATAATGGGCGCTGTATCATTGCCAATTGTATTTTCTGCTTTAACCTCCGTATAAAATCCAGCAAGATACTGATCCACTACATTGGCTAGTCCATAGGAAGCTTCCACAATCCCACCATCCAGTAGATTCACATTCGCTTGTGCAGCATCGACATCATCCACCTGAAAATTGAAATACTTCGCCTGATCGATCACCAACGTTTTTTGCGTAGCATCCAGTTCCTGTGGATTCCCGATTCCAGCTACCTTATCATAGTTACCAATGGTTACTGCCCCAATGGAATTGATTTTTACGGTGGAACCTTGACCTTTAATCTCACCTTCATAATCGGTGTTGACCACATTACCGTACACCAAATTCTTCTTCAAACTTTCATTTAAACGTGCGCTCCAAATGGTAGGAATAAAATTCTGTACTGACATATCTCTAATCACCCTGTCCTTTTCTATTGATTATTGTTTGTTTTGTAATGCTTGTTTGACTTGATCCCAATGCTGATTGATCTCGTTGGGGGACATGCCTTTAATCGAATCCAATGTAAATGTGCTACTCGTTGAACTAGCCGGAGGTGTATATCCATCTCCTTTGAGTCGTTGCTCGACTTGCTGTTGAATTGCCAATTGTAGTGATTGTTCTAACATAGCCAAATTCGCTGTCGTCGCTTCTTCATCCGCACCAATAAAAAAATCTACTAACGGGAGTGGAAGCTTCTTCTCGGATGCTATTTTTACTGCTTGGTTGGTTAACCGTTCACGTTGCTTCTCTAGCTTCATATGCTCCACTTCGACTCGTAGCTTCTCGACTTCGATTTCTTTCTCATCCTTCGCCGGGAATCGCTTCTTGATCTCAGCATTCAGTAAATCCTCCAGATGATTTGCTTTCCACGTTTCCAGTGATTTAGCGGAACGTTTGTCCACTGTGCTATCGAACCAACTTTTTGCTTGCTGATTAGATTGAATGAATTTCTCTATCCCTTCTACGCTATACGGATTCAAACTCTGAAGATACGTTTGCCATTCCTCGTTTGTTTGGTTTTCTTCAATCAACTGCTTCATTTGTTCTAAACTCATTTTCGTTAATCTCCTTTATCGCCCATTCGACTCACAGAACCGAACACGCTTATGTATGTATTGAATTGAGCCGTTTAATGTCATGCTCAGGACAGGGATGTTACGCTTTAGAAATCACAAAAACGAGGAAAAGGTACAAACATACCAACTCCCCACTTTTGCATATTTTTAAACCTTTGTTTATACGGTTTTGGACAGCCTAAAGCGTAACACCGTAAGTCTGTATAGGTTCGAGCTTTCGAACACGTATATGTATGTTGAATTCGTTTAACGTCATATCCGATACAATGATGTTACGCATTAGAAAACGTAAAAACGAGAAATAGGTACAAACATACCAACTTCTCATTTTGGGTTGTTTTTCCCCCTTAGTTTATATGGCTTTGGATAGCCTAAAGCGTAACATCGAGCCTGCTTTTTCTCATCTGGCGCATCCGTAACTTCGACTTTTCGTTCGCATTCTTATCTCTGCATTTCTCACAATATTTCTGCCGATTCGAATTTGCAGAAAATGTAGCCCGACATTTCGGACAGTTCACCCTCGGTTGCACTGTTTTAAATTCAGATTCTACATTCCGCTCAGACGTATATTCTCGTTCCAGCTTCTCGTCTATTGGAAGCACTCCATTTTCAAAATATGTACAATGAGGCAGAGGATCGTCTTGTCCAAAGAATACACATGGGCCATCCTGTAAACAGCAATAGTTTGAGATACCATGCTTCGCTCCGAGATAACAGGCACAATTATTCTTCACCAGCCGCTTGACCCTATTTTTATTCTGCATTCGATTTCTCATTACCAACATCTGCTAATCGTTGCTGCTCTGCATGAAATTTATTGAATTCCAGCTTGGGATTCTCTACAAACGGAAGCAACGTCAACAACGTTTCCTGAGATACCACTTGCTGCAATTTAACGATCACATCAGCCATCCCAACCAAATCTGTTGGCAAGTTTCTTGTAAACTTCACAGCGATATCACGGTAATCATATTGCACACCTTCTTTAATGTGCAGAAAGGTAAAGAAATTACGTAAACGCTGCTTGATTGCCTTTTCCATTAACGCTTCCCGCATCGCCACCCGATTCTCCAGATTAAGCAGCTTGTTTCTCAGCGCTAAGGAAGATGTATTGCTAGCCCAATTTTCATTGAAGTTAACCTGATCCATCATGTCGAAGATTTTGCGTTCAATATTGTCTAGCTCATTTTTCACAAAGGAATCATTAATCTCTTTCGTAAGCCAGCTTACCTTGCCTCCAGCCGGAACTTGAATAATGCCCATCTTCTTCATATTCAACAAGTCTTCAGCTTCCAGCTTGGCATTCTCAATCACGAGATAGGCATTGCGATGATCTGCAATTTCATTGACCAAATCGGAATTCAATGCGTTATAGGCATCAAATAAAGAAATCACATCATGAAAGCCACTTTTCCTCTCTGTATTAGCTGTACAGGAAATGAGTGGGACTCTTCCAAAGATGTGATTGTGTTTACCGATATATTTTAACTCAGATGCTTGGTTCGACCTACTCTGATTGTGTTTGTCATCGTTGCCGAGTGTATAGTGTAGAATTTCATGGTCGCTATACAAGTCCAAATACACTTGCTTATCGAATCGACGGGTAAATTTATGTAGGCCAAGTAATACGTTTCTTTCTGCTGTTCCGTCCTCCAACACAAACGCATTCAAAGGAGATAGCACCGTAGCTGAAAACTGACCATCTGAATCAATATAATTCAACTCAAAGCTCTCGCCAAAGATTTCGGATTGTTTCCGAAGCTGTAGATTATGCTCTTTATCCCAATGACTCATATGTACATCGATATTATGTATGGCTTCATCCTGATCTGACTTGGACACATAGTTTACTGGCTTTCCAAGTAGATAGCCCACTTCGTTGTCTACGAACTTACGTGGAAAATTGAAAATGAGCTTTTGATTGCTTCGACTTTCTTGCATCGCATAGTTCTTGAGAATGACATGCTGACCATTGTAGTAATCTGCATATTTCTGTTTGGCTAATGCAGCCGATTGGAGTTCATGTAAACATTCTAGTATGATTTGTTCGGTTATTTGCAAATAGATTCTTCCTTTCAAAATGGGCAATGTAACTGTTACTTGAATAAAGAAAAGAACCACCTTTACTAAGGTAGTTCCTTGTTGAATTAACGTTTCTCGTTAGCTTAATCACTTTTCGGTAATTGCTTGCTGGGTAATCTTTTGAAAATATCAAATAAATCCATCGCGGTTTCCTTAAAGACTTCATCTCCACCAGTTCCATTTATAGCAGTATCGAGCCTTGCGTATATGATCAGCAGTAGGCTTTTTGCTTCAGGCTCGTCTAATTGGCTAAGTCTCTCTTTTACCTTCTCAATTTCTAACAATATAAGCAACTCCTTAACTCGGTTTGGCAGGTTGCAGAAATGTCGTAGCTATCGTTTCCCATCTGCTTAATACTACCAAACAAACGCTCCACGACACAATAATCAATTAATATTATAGTTACCCGCTAAACTGCCCGTTAGCTTAACGAGATTGGATCAAAATAAAGAATGAGTATCTAGCAGAACCCTCAAAACAACAAACTGCGATCATAAAATTTCAGACTCTTGACCGACTGAATCAATTGAACAGCCCCATAAAGTGAATCTGGCGCATCGTCGTATGTACAATTTCGATTGTAGTCCCTCACCTGATGGTTATATCTAAGGTTATCTGCATTGAACAGAATATGGCCCTTCTTCACTTCCGGCTCTAGACTCATAATGCGTTCATGCTTTTGTCCCTTGGAATGAACACTTTCTACGTGTGTATGTATATTCGCCTTCCATAGCTCTTCTTCAAACTTTTGCTTCATATAGCTTTGCGCTTGATTGACTTCAAAGCCCAGCTTATCTACAGGGTAAAGCTTCAACTTCTCAATAGCGACTTGAAACAAATCATCCGGCAGCAGTTTATAGATATTGCCATCGATCACGTATATCTGCTTCGTCCTTCGGTGCTGACCTATAATTGAAATGGCCGAATAGTCATTTTTCTTCCCGGCTTTAATAGCTGGATCAATATACATCGCCATTTCCATATCCTCAAACTCAGGCAACCTGTCCCAATACATGAGATTCTGAAATATGTATTCGTCTGTTGAGCGTGGATCATTTTGCAATTCTTTATAGAAACTCTTTTCGCCCATGGCTTGCTTCTTGCACATCAAATAATAATAGTCCAAATACTCGTTCCATAGGATTTCCGTACCCTCCAGCATTTCCTCCTCATAAGCCGTAAAAAATGACAAGGCTGTATTGATCCTATCCTCGTCTTGTAGATTATTATATTGTCGCTCCCACTCTGACCACAGATCATCTCGTTCTGAAAATTGAAGCACGGCTGCTTTACGGACACTTCGCACACCTGGGATTTTACCTTTGAGCAGATCGGCCATAATATCTTCTTCATTCAAAATCGTTCCGCAGATCAGAATATTGGTATCCCTTGTGCCAATAGGCAGAATGACATCCGTAAACGTATTTTTAATTTGTTCTCGCTTGGCTTCGGATCGTGCTGTATCCTCCTTGAGCAAATCATCCATTAAAACCAAGGTAGGACGATGATGCTTATAGTGAATGCCTCTCAAGCTACCGTCAATCCCACGAATCATAATGCAGGAGTCCAGTCCACCTTTACTCTTGAGCCATATTTCATTGTTGTTCCAGCGGCTCCCTTTACGAATCCCAAAATCCTCAATCAACATCTGATTGGTTTCCAGCTCATCTTTGATCATGTCCAAGAAGGGC